CTGACAATAGTACACCTGAGTCGCATAGGATTTGTCTGCACGTTCATCAATGCGTGCTGATGGCTCTTTGCCAATGGCGCACTTGATGCCGTCTGTTGCAAACGCAATCACTCGACGATCAGAGTTGCTGTCCACAGCCAAGCGATTTGAAACAATGAAGTTAAAGCCAACAAATGTGTTGATCTCACCCATCGCCAAAGCTTTGACAGTGTTGTAGTCGCTTGAAGTTACAGTTGTGTTGTTCAACAGGTCAGAAATTTGCTTTGGAGAAACAACGATATTACGCGCAATCGAAGGATCGACATTGCCGCTGTCAAGTTTCTCTTTAGCTTCAACCAACTTAGCAATGGTCAAACCGGCAGATCCGTGTACGATCTTTTGGCCTGATGGCAATGATGTCGTTGTTGAACCGTCTTTACCTGTCTGCGCACTACCAAGAGCAGCGGAAAGGATAACGTCATCCATTGCGCGGCCCATAGCTGCGGCAGCAGCACGACTGTATGTGGATGTCGGATCAACAAGCAAACGCACTTTGTCTTGATCATCGATCAAATCAGCGTACTCGTAGTCAGACATTGTTACCATCCGGCGCGAATGTGGAGTGTCCACAATAGGCGTGTCAGCGTGGCGCGAAGTTCGTAGGACAGCCGCAGCCGCACCTACTTGGTCAAAGAAAGCTTTCTCGCCATTCACGCTTTCCACATCTACCGCGTTACGCAGCAGAGAACCCATTTGCTGTGAAAGCATTTGGATGTTTGCAGAAAACTGATTGACAAAAGCTGTGGTAATTTGAGAAGACATGTTGTCTCTCCTTGCTCTGTTACAGTTAAAGTTTCTGCGCTTGGTTATCCCGATTGGGGCCATGCTGCTGCTTAGGGCAGATAATCCGCTTGACTGACAAGCTTACCGCGTGGGCCTTTCGGTTATCCACTATGACATAAATGCAAATAGTCGCTGCGCTTCCGCAACATATGCATCATGCTCTGGATGCTTCGCATCCAAATACGGCCCGTCTTGCCGCATAACCTCTCTAAGCTGGCGCTGCGCCTCATCTGGCGTCATCACCAATTCGGTAGGTTCACCTACTAGGTTATCCTCTCCGATCTGTTCTGCCAAGCGAGAAAACATTTTAATTACTTCGGGGTGATCCCCAAGCCTACGCCCATCAGACAATTCAACGCTTTCAAACATAGACATGCCCTCTTCACCAAGCAACGTGCGCGCAGCGCCCTGTGCCATGCCCATACGTTGATCATAAGCCTGACCGAACTCTGCGCGAAGGGATTGCTCTGACTCGTACAGAGCGGCCTCTGCGCGGCTCTCAGCCCCTGCCTTGTCTTGATCACTGGACTCGCCGATAAACTTAACAAGGCGCTCTGCTTGCCGTGGTTGCAATCCTGCTTCCCACATAGCTTGACGAAAGGCGCTTACGCCCTCTTTGTCTATGCCTTCGCCCAGCTCAAGCTGATAGCCATCCGCGTTTTCTGGACGGCCAACAGAATTGTAAAACTCATTGTATTGGTCATCCGTCCAGCTCTTGCCAGGCTTGGCAACCTTGTCAGCGCCAATCATGCGCTGGGCATTTACATAGCTCTTTGCCAAGCTGGCAGGATCTGAAAACGTCCGTAATGACGGTTCATTTCGCAAATCCTCCGGCAAACTGTCCAAAAACCCCATCGGCAATGCTTCCGCACCGCCTGCGACTTCTTGAGATCCAGCATCTTGGATTGCCTCTTCGCTCATACTTTATCCTTTTCTTCGGTCAGCATTCGGACAACCAGCAGCACCGCTGCGCGCTGACCTTCATTAAATGCAGTTTCATAAGGATTGTCCGAAAACGTGGTTGCCTCATACCCAAAACGGGATTTGAGATCACTCAATACTCGCGCACCATCCTCAGTATTGAACGTGCGCCGATAAGATAATTTTAATTCTTTAACTTGCTTCATTGTTGAGCCGCCCCTACCGCATTAACTAAAGGCGCAATGTTGCCCCCAGCTTCAGCCGCCATCATCTCTTGCTGCATCTGCTGCTGAACTTGAGCTTGCTCTGCCTGCTCTTTGCGAACTTGCGCAACCTCATTAGCACCGCGAATAATCCGAGCCGGTAAGCCTGCTGTTTCAACTAAATACTGAACCATCTTGTCGCCGTCTAAGTAATCAGTGACCGGCGCAACCTCGCTAACTTGTAGCAAAATCTCAAAGCCACGCAGCATCGCCTGCAAGTCTGTAAGCTTCTGAGCCTTGGCAAGTGGAGAAACGTATTCAATATCAATGTTTTGACCTTGAAGTTCTTCCGGCGGCTCGGGGAGCAAACCAGCCCGAAGAAGCAGTGCAAAAGAACGGTCAATAAGCGGCTGAAGAAGCTCGGCTTGCAAACGGCCCAGAACAGGCCCGAGCAACCGCATCTTTTCTTCGTTGCGCTGCAACACCTCAGTCGCTGTCATCGTGGCCCCTTGGCCCAACAACAACTGATCAACATAAAACGCCTGACGAATCGCAGTCCGGCGCTGCTCTTCCATGTTCAATCCCAATGGATTGTTTGCGCCAATGTTTAAAGGCTCCAAACGATCCCGAGTACCGGAGCGATAAAAGTTCAAAGACCCTGGGGTAGTGCGAATAGGAAGCATAAACCCGTCATCAGGAACCATCAAAGGAGGATCGATCTGCTTTTGCGCAGCCTTGATCGTTGTTTCAGACATCTTGTTTAACATCTTAACGTCTGGCAATGCAGTCATCGCCGGTGATCTGCCATATGTAGACACGCTGTCTTTTACAAAACGTGGACACATAAACGGAAATTCGTCAAAACCACCCTCGGAAAGCAGCTCCAAGTTGTCAGCTAAGTAATAAACAGAAGCAACAGGCTTGTTTTTTGCTAGCTTACCTGTCGCCTCGGCTCTAGGGAAAACAGCATGAACAATCGAATGCTCCTTATACGGGTCATCATTTAAATCTTTTTCTATCTGACGCGGCATCTTGGCATCTGGAAACTGCATAGAAATCGCCCGAGCAGTCAACTTAAACTTGCGATAAACAGTATCAACACGCCCACTAGGATCTTCGCTAATACAAACCTCGGCAATGTGGCGACAAGCAAAACGCAAGCCACCCTCTTCAGACTCAACATAGAAAGCGCCAGTGCCAAAAACAACTAAGTCATAATACAACTCATGGATCTCTTGCTGGAAATTAGAACGGTTAAAATGCTGGTACATCTGATCCATGCAGATTTCTAACCACTCGTTTGCAGCATCATCACGCTGCAAAGCAGTGTCACGATAACGCATAGAAAACCAAGGCGTACTAGGCGAAGTCAACATCCCATGCAAACTAGACGCCAACAACTCAACAGCGTGAATGGCCGTGCCGTCAAAAATCATCTCAGTGCGCTTGTCGCCCTGCGTTCTCTTCTTTGTAATGTCAGCCTTGCGCGGCAACATAAAATCAGCCAGCTCCTGCCAGTGAGACTCCCAATTGGATCGCTGACTTTGTAGCGTCTTATATCGTTTGTCTAAACGAGAAACTAGCGGATTAACTTGTGCCATTATTTTATCCCATAACTTGTCATCAATGTACGCTTAGGACGCATCTTAGAATCCTTAATGCCTTCCACCGCGCCCCCTTGAGTTCGTCCAGCCATCTTTTGCTGCGCACGCTCCAAAGGGTCAACAGTAGACTGACCAAGCATCGCAGCAGGCTGGGCGGCACTGCCACCCATAATGCCAGCAATGTTACTTAACTTTTTCTTCCCAATAAGCATACTAAGATCCAATCAATGAACGGCGGCGGCGTGTGTCTTCATCTTCGCCAGACCCCAACAAACCGCCTGGTTTAGTTAAAATAGTAGACTTGCGGCCACCCTCGCCAGCAGTGACCTCAACACCGTCACCATCGCCAAACGCCGCATCAGCAGCAGCGTCAACACCAGCATAAGACGGCACGGCGCCAAAAGAGCCAGAACCCATCATAGAAGTACCGCCACCTGATCCCGCAGCCGCAGCCATACGCTCAGACTTGCCTTGATCCTTTACGGCGTCAGCAACCGCCTTTTCAGCCCCAGCTAAAGCTCTTTCCCTGCGTTCAGCAGTCCGAGAATAATACTCGGTGTCGCGCGGCGTCATGCCAAAGTCCATCATAACGTCATTCTTCATAGCGTCAAAGCCGGTGCGCTGGGCCGTTGGCCTGCTTTGCATCGCTACTCTAGCTTCGCTCTCCCTACGATCCCTGCCTTCAGAAGGCCCACCAACTCCGCCACCGCCAAAAAATTTAGAAATCGAACTAAAAATACCCATATCTTATCTCCTACGCCGCAAACGGATTGTAATCATTGACGGCCTGACGCTGAGAAACCGCAACATGGCCCCGAGCCTCACGAATACCAACAGCCAAATACCTAAAAGCATCAGCCGCATGGCTCGACCAATCGTGGACAGGTGAAGTCCTAAAGCTCCTAGTGCGCTCATTATAAGCCCTGTGATACTGCCGCAAACATTCCAAACCATGCCCACACTTCTCTCTGTCAAACCATAAACGCGGCATCAACATCTGTACCGCGTGTATGCCATCCTCAATCGGCAACTTAGGAACAACCCGAAAGTTCAAGCCAAGATCCCAAGCAACCTCTCGCCTACTCTTGCCAGACCCCAATTCCCTAACCTCAATATCGTGCGGGGCATTGTGATCGCCATACAAATAACCCTTAGAAGTTAAAATCTTGCAGTAATGAGGCAAACCCTCACCCCTAGCTTCATAGTAATCTACAACATGTATAGCACGGCCAACCGTTTGCGTAAACCATATTGCTGTGCTGTCGCCAACACCCAAGTCCCACCATGTGTCAACCTTAACAGAAGGGTCATAAGGAACATTGCAAACACGGCCATCTAACTGCGCAGTCTCCATCTCCTTACCATAAACAGCACCAGGAACATTTGCATTCCATGAACACTCAAATTCCTGCTGATACTGGTCATGCGTCATCATAGACTGAGCAGCCTTCAATTCCTCATCGTCTAACAACCCAGTTTCACTCGCCTTGTAAACAGCAGCCAACCAATCAGGGTTCCCAGCAGCCTCTTCATACCGATCAAAGAAAGCATTGTGACCCTTCGGAGTACCAACAAAAACACACCAGCCCTTCCGATCAGACAAAGCAGGACGCAACACCTCGGGAAAAACATTCTCAGGCATGTCGGCAACCTCATCCATTACACAGCCGTCAAGGTAAATACCCCGCAAACTATCCGGATTCTCAGCACCTAAAAGACTGATCCGCGCACCGTTAGGCAAATCACACCGCAACTCAGTCTCGTGAAACCGAACATTCGGGATCTTCCCAGCAAACTGTTTTATATAATCCCAAGCTACATTCTTCGCTTGGCGATAGGTGGGCGCCATATAGGCATATCTAGGGTTCTCTTTCCCAGACATCAAAGCATCACGCAAAACATGGTTGATCGCCCAAACAGTCTTGCCAAAACGCCGGTGACAAACAACAACACCCCAACGCTTCAAACTCATCTCATTATGCAGCTTTAACTGCAACTCCCTCGGCTCATATGGAATCTCAATATGCGTCAATGCTCAACAACCCTCTTCTGATCCTCATAGATCAATATGCCGTTCCGCTCCAAGATAGCCTCATACAAATCAATAAGCAATATCGCACACTCAAGCTGCGTAGACGCGCTATCACTAGCAAGCACACCATGACGCAAAGATTGCATGTGGCCGAGTAGCGCCTGTTGGTCTGGACTTAGAGGCGGCGTCAACATCATTCTAGCTCCGGTGAATAGGGGTATAGAAGCGGCGGGTTATTTTTGGGGGGGTGGGGGGGGTGCTTGCGCAAAACGCATAGCTTACCCCCAGAGTTATAAGGATTATTATGTTAAATAGAAAACAAGTAACTGTTATTGCTACAGAATTTATTGCAGCTAGGTATGCACTCAGCGCAAACCACAACATGTTGTGCCTACCCTGCTGCTTTGCCTGCCTCGCCCCCACATTGATGGGGTATCCAGACACCACAGCTTCACGCGCGTAGATGGGACGAACAGGATGTCCCGTATACACATGATATGCTATCATCTGTTCATCATTGACTTAGTTGCATTGCTGTCCACTAATCCCCCGATCATCGTATCGATGATGCCCTTCTGCTCTCCAGTGTAATAGCTTTGATCCCATTGGTTCACAGCATATCCTCGAATGAATGCGTCCATCCTTGATACTTCAAACCACTTATCAAAGTCTCTGTTCTCTCCATACTTTGACTTAGCAATCTCATAGGCTTGCTTGTCCACTTGGATTTGCTCTGTCGTTCTTGTGCCTTTGAGTTGCTCTCTCAACCTAGCATAGTCTTCACTCAATGATGGAGCAGCATGGAGCATGTCACCTAGTATTGCGTTCTCTAGTTCTTGGCCTGACATTGATTGATCAAAGACTTCAATCCTAGCCTTGCCTGTCGGGCTGTCTTCTGGATGATAGAACTCAAGCTTTCTTTGATCTGCCACGCCGGATGATCGTTTATCTGCCAGCTCAATACCTGAGAATATCGGGTACTTTTGTTTTAATCGTGCTTCTATTTCAGTGATTGTTTCAGCCATTTTAACCTCAATGCTTGGTTGCCAAATCTGTCTTATCTTTGATTGGTTCGTCTACCGCAGTAACTTCGACTGCATCACCACCGGCCCAACTGATTGTGAATGCTTGTGACTGTGGCTGATCTTCTTTCTTATCTCGAATGCCAAACGGTTGGTTTCTTGCTGTTGTCCACTTGAGGGTATCAATCTCTAGCCTGCGTCTATTGACTTCAGCGTTCAGTTCTCTGACATCCACTCCTTTTGGCAGTGGAGCCATTGCCAATCCATTGAGGTGATCGGCGTAGTATTCTGCTTGAAGGATACGCCCTTTGCGGTACAGCTCCCACAGTTCGTCATCTCCTGCCACTGCTCTTGTGACTGCTCGATATGTTGGCATGTCTTTTGATTTAACAATATCAACTAGGGTTTCGCCTTGTGCTAGTCGATCTACGATCTTTTCCATGATCTCTGCGTTAACGGTTCTACTTTTTCCCATTTGGTTCACCTCTTTGTTTGTGGGATTATAGCACAAAAAAGGCCCAGCGCAATAATGCTGGGCCAGTAGTTGAGGAAGCAGAGCAGTGGGAAATGGGAGGGACGCCGCTCTATCCGTACCTTAGTGTATCAGAAAGGAATGTGATCATCAAATGTTTTTGACCTTTTGGGCCTAATGTCCACGACTTCTGCGTTGGGGAATGATTGCTTGACTGCTTTTTCAAACTCTCCTGCTTTGTGTTCTCTGAAGTGTCTGTATGCTAGAGCGACTTCACG